AGTTGAGATTAACCGCGCAGGATCTGCGTGAAATGAATATCCTTAAGTACTACAGGCTCACACGAAAGTGGGCCTGTAAGACTTACGGGTTAACAGATGCAGATTTAGAATTATTAATTTATTTAGATTGCAAAGGTAGGTTCACTAGACAAGGTTTTAAAGATGGTACCTACACAATGAGTTGGGATAACAACCGTTGGGTAAAACTTAAAAAAGCAGGTTGGATAGAAACCTGGAGACACAGAAACAGAACAACAATAAAGTACTCAATATTTAAAACATCGTTTAAATGTTCTCAGTTGATTAGTAGAATATATAGAGTATTGTTAGGTGAAGAAGATTTACCAGTATCAGAAAGAAGTACTTTTTATAATAATAAAACATATACTGACAAGGTTTTTAATAAATCTATAGATGATATGATAAAAGATAAAGACAGATGAGCATACCGTTTAAAATGAAAGGTTTTAGTGGGTTTAAAGATGATAGTCAAGTTAATGACTCTTCGCCTGCTAAATTACAATTTGCTAAAGGCGACGGTGTACATCCTGGTACTCGTGGTTTAAAACTTTTTAATATAAGCAGAAAGCGTAGAACTAAAACTAGAAAAAATATAGTTCAAAAAATTACAGATAGTGACTGGAATCAAAGACGTATAAAAAAGAAAAAAACAAGACAAAAGATAAGACAAAAGATAAAGGAAGAAAGAAGAAGAGTCAAAGCTAGTAAAGATGGCGGTAGCAACACTAGAACAATTGCAAATCCAAACGCTAGTTCTTACGAGCATAAATACTTTAGAAATTAAAATAAATAATATGGGTTTTAAACTAGGCAAAGGTAAACGTCCAACCATGTACGGTGGAACTATAAGATCAAAAATGAGATTTGGTCAAGAAGCAGGTGGCGATGCGTCTGTGCCTGGTACGCCTGTTATTAGAAAACCTTTAGAAGAAGGTGTGTTAGGTGAGGCTAACATGGATGGAACTATATATATAAGCGACAAAATAGTCCCTAGCAGTTACGAAGAAAGACAAGTAATAAATCACGAAATGCGACATGCTACTGATATGAAGGTTGGTAAATTAGAGTATGGAGATGATTATGTAAAATATAATGGTGACACGTTTGTGAGAGAAACTATAAATGGTAAAGATATGATTAATATCTACGGAGAATGGAAGGAAGCTGGTGACACCGGTTTTCCTTGGGAAGATGACGCTAACAACGGAACACAACAAAACGTATGAATATATTAGGAAAAATATTTTCAGGAGGAGCTACTGAATTAGTAAAGGGCGTAGGTGGAGTTATAGATAACTTACATACTTCTAAAGAAGAAAAGCTTGAAGCTGAAAAGAAAATAAAAGACATGATAATGGGTTACGAAGCTGAGATGCAAAAGCAAGTAACTGAAAGATGGTCGATGGATATGAAGTCGGACTCTTGGTTGTCAAAAAACATAAGACCACTAGTTTTAATATTTCTAGTAGTATCAACAGTATTGTTAGTTTTTATCGATGCTGGTGTTATTGCTTTTGAGGTTAAAGCTTCATGGGTAGACTTATTACAATTAGTATTAATAACCGTGATCGGCGCCTACTTTGGTGGTAGATCACTAGAAAAAGTAAAAAAATAATGAGTAAAATATACAAAAAAGTAAGCCCGGTTATGCCGGCTAGTATACAAGCGGCTGCTTATGCAGACACAGAAATACTTTTTGATTGGCACAAAGTAGATATTAAAAGAGCTTCATCAATTAGTGGTCTTCAATGTATAGTTAGAGGTACTAATGGTGCTGACCAAACAATGGTAGGTATCGATCTGTTGTTTGCGACAAGTCATATACCAACGCCGAACGATAGCGCGAACGTAAGTGTTGATGTGGCTCCTACAACTTTAGGAACAACAGGCGCAGCTGTAGATACTCCGGGTTGGTTTAATAATCTTTGTGGTATTGTAGAAATTGCAGCTGGAGACTTTAATGACGGTGATTTAATATATTTAAATATAGCTACAAAATCAGGTTTAGATATACCAGTAAATGGAGATTTATATGTAGCCGCTATAGCTAAAGGTGCTTTAGATTTTAGAACTACTGTTCAAGTAAACGAATCTAACTTTGCAGCTGGAACACAAACAGTAATAACATTAGACACTAAAGATGCTACATTATGTTTTGCACCAGGCGATGTTATACACGCTGTAGATGATGCTGTGCTTGGTACTATTAAAACTGTTGATTCTGCAACACAGATAACTTTAACAAAAGCAAATCAGGACGCAATAGCTAACAATGATGTTTTATACAACGTTAGTCCTATACAGTTAGTATTAACTTGCGAGACACACTCGTAAACAACAAACAATTAAATTAAATAAAATGGCAAAAAACACAAGTAAAAAAATCAAGGAGTTGAAGGCTAAAAAACCTTCCAAGATTACAAACGAAGAATTAAATCAAGTACAATCAGTAATTAACGATATTAATAGAGCGCAGCTAGAAGTTGGGTCTATAGAAAGTAAAAAACACAATATTTTACACCATGTATCTATGTTACAAGAACAGTTAAATAAAATGCAAGTCGACTTTGAAAAGACTTATGGTACAGCTGATATTAACATTCAAGATGGTACTATAAATCATAAAGAAAATGTCAAAACTGATTAGAAAAATTACTGTAGGTAAAGATTACAAAAATGACGCTATGCATTACGCTGTTGGTCAAGAGGTTTATGGTGGACATACAATATCTGATATTATAGAAGAGAAAGATAAATATTCTATTTATATAAAGAAAAACAAAGATGTGTTACCGTGGAAAGACTTCAATAAAAATATGGCTGTATCTGTAGAGTATAACTTAGAGTACTAATGAAGGCGCCTTTTGACTTTGTTATAGAGCCAAAAGGAAATAGATATAACAACACTACAAAAGTTGGTGATAAAGATCTTATATTAAATACAGAAGTTTATAACCATCAGTTTGTAAATAGAGAAGCTATTGTTAAGTCTGTTCCTACGGCTTTTAAAACAGAAATAAAACCTGGAGATACTATTATAACACATCATAATATATTTAGAAGATGGCATAATCAATATGGTGTAGAAAAAAATAGTAGAAGTTATTTTGACGAAAACACTTATCTTGTAAAACAAGATCAAGTTTTTTTGTACAAAAGAAACGGCAAGTGGAAAGCCCCTAAAGGATATTGCTTTGTACAACCTATTAAAGATAGAACTCGGTTCGGTGTTGATGAAGAAGAGTCTTGTATAGGTATTGTTAAGCATACTGACGGTTCTTACAAAAAAGGAGATTTAGTAGGATTCACTCCTTTTTCAACGTACGAGTTTGTAGTTGATGGAAAAAGACTATATAGAGTTATGACACAATTTATTACAATTAAATATGAATACGAAGGAAACGAAGAAGAGTATAATCCAAGCTGGGCAGAAAGCAGTGGAGGAGCTGATTAAAGTCGCAAAAGAACCTATTGTAGATTCAGACGACGATATATCAGCTGATAGATTAAAAAATGCCGCAGCTACTAAAAAACTAGCTATATTTGACGCATTCGAAATACTTAACAGAATCCAAGAAGAAGAAAACTTGCTTGAGGGCAAAACACCTAAAGAGGCAGAGAAAAAAGTCTTTAAAGGATTCGCAGAAGGTAGATCTAGGTAATGTACAAGCAAAGTTTAGTTAATACAGTTGAGCCAATAAAAAGAACCACTATTACCAGGATGAACAGAGGTAAGAAGTGGAAGTATGGTTACAACAAAGAACACGATTTAATAGTATTATCTCACAATGGAGTTATAGGTGAGATTATAGAAATACAAAATTTAATTATAGCGCTACCTAAGCCACCTAAAGAAGTATATAAGCACGAGAAAAACAAGTGGGTGAAACAAGAGTATCCCAAAGAGTTAGAACGTATTAAAAACATATTCGATTGGAGGAGTTATCCGGAAAATAACAAAGAAAAATGGTACGATTACATAGACGAGGAATTTAAACGTCGAGAAGAAGGTTTCTGGTTTGTGAATAATGGTAAACCAACCTGGATAACTGGTACGCACTATATGTATTTACAATGGAGCAAAATTGATGTTGGTGCTCCAGACTTTAGAGAAGCAAATAGATTATTCTATATATTCTGGGAAGCTTGTAAAGCGGACAAAAGATGTTACGGTATGTGTTACCTTAAAAACCGTAGGTCAGGGTTTTCTTTTATGTCAAGTGCAGAAACAGTTAATTTAGCCACTATATCGAGTGATAGTAGATACGGTATATTATCTAAGTCAGGTGCAGATGCAAAGAAAATGTTTACAGATAAAGTAGTACCTATATCGATTAACTATCCTTTCTTTTTTAAACCTATACAAGATGGTATGGATAGACCTAAGTCTGAATTAGCGTATAGAGTACCAGCTAGTAAGTTTACAAGAAAGAAGATCACAGCAAACGAACAGCTTGAAGATATTAAAGGATTAGATACAACTATTGACTGGAAGAACACAGGAGACAATAGTTATGATGGGGAGAAATTAAATTTATTGGTTCACGACGAAAGTGGGAAGTGGGAAAGACCTGATAACATATTAAATAACTGGAGAGTTACGAAAACATGTTTACGACTAGGTAGTAGAATTGTTGGTAAATGTATGATGGGCTCAACTTCAAACGCATTAGACAAAGGTGGAGATAACTTTAAAAAATTATACAACGCGTCAGATGTCACCGCAAGAAATAGAAATGGCCAGACAAAGTCTGGTTTATACTCTTTGTTTATCCCAATGGAATGGAACTACGAAGGATTTATTGATGAATACGGACATCCAGTATTCGATAATCCAGATAATGATGTCCTTGGACCAGATGGCGAACTAATTGACATAGGTATAATAGAACATTGGAACAACGAGGCAGAAGGACTAAAGTCTGATCAAGATAGTTTAAATGAGTTTTACCGCCAATTTCCTAGAACAGAGGAGCATGCTTTTAGAGATGAAACAAAAAACAGTATATTTAATTTAGTAAAAATATACGAACAAATAGATTACAACGAAGGAATAGGAAATTCAGCAGTACTGTCAGTTGGAAACTTTCAATGGGTCAACGGGATAAAAGACACGCAAGTTATATTTTACCCAGATCCAAAGGGTAGATTTAAAGTAAGTTGGTTTCCTCCTATCCACATGCAAAACAAGATCATTATAAAAAATGGTATTAAGTATCCTGCAAACGAACACATGGGGGCTTTTGGTTGTGACAGTTATGATATATCAGGAACAGTAGATGGTAAGGGGTCAAATGGAGCCTTACATGGATTAACTAAGTTTTCAATGGAAGATTGCCCACCTAATCATATGTTTTTAGAATATGTAGCTAGACCACAAACAGCTGAAATATTTTTCGAAGACGTGTTGATGGCCTTAGTGTTTTACGGTATGCCATTACTTTGTGAGAATAATAAACCAAGATTGTTGTATTATTTAAGAAGAAGAGGTTACAGAGGATATAGTATGAATAGACCAGATAAAACTTGGAATAAATTATCTGCAACAGAGAAAGAAATAGGTGGTATACCTAACTCAAGTGAAGATATAAAGCAAGCTCACGCGGCCGCTATTGAGATGTACATACAGAATCATGTTGGTCATTTAAAAGATGGTGTTTATGGAAACATATATTTTAACGAAACGTTAAACGATTGGGCTAGATTTGATATAAATAAAAGAACAAAGTTTGACGCGTCTATAAGTTCTGGATTAGCCATTATGGCTTGTAATAGACATTTATATGCTCCAAACGCTAAAATAGAGAAACAAAAGTTAAATATAAATATTGCGAAGTATACTAATACTGGAAACGCATCAAAAATAATAAAGTAAAATATGGCAGAGTCTGTTATAAATAATTATTTTCCTAGTCAAGTCGTAAGCGATGCTGAAAAGCTAAGTTATGACTACGGGTTAAAGGTAGCCAAAGCTATTGAATCTGAGTGGTTTCACAAAGACCGCGGTTACAATAGATATTCTACTAATCAAAATGATTTTCACAAACTAAGATTATACGCTAGTGGAAATCAATCAATTCAAAAATATAAAGATGAGTTATCTATAAACGGTGACTTAAGCTACTTAAACTTAGACTGGACACCAGTTCCAATTATACCTAAGTTTGTCGATATTGTCGTAAACGGTATTGCTGAAAGGATGTATGATATAAAAGCTTATTCACAAGATCCTTATGGAGTAGCTAAAAGAACTGAGTATATGGAATCTATACTTGGAGATATGCAGACTCAAGATATGAATGACTTTGCACAACAAGCTTTTGGCGTTAACTTATATGAGAACGATCCAGAAACGTTACCAGAATCACAAGAAGAATTAGACCTTCACATGCAGTTGACTTATAAGCAGTCTGTAGAGATAGCGGAAGAACAAGCTATAAATGTTTTAATGGATGGAAACAATTACGAGCTAATTAAAAAAAGATTTTATAGAGACTTAACCGTATTAGGTATTGGCGCTGTGAAAACTGGGTTTAATACTTCAGAAGGAGTTGTTATAGATTATGTTGATCCAGCAGACTTAGTTTACTCGTATACTGAATCACCATATTTTGATGACGTGTATTACGTTGGTGAGGTTAAGACTATACCTATAAACGAGCTAGCTAAAGAATTCCCACACTTAACACAAGGTGATTTAGAAGAAATAATACAAACAAGATCTATATATACTAACGATTACCAACACGGTGGCGGAAAGTACAGAGATATAGATAATAACCAAGTTCAAATATTATATTTCAACTTCAAGAGCTATATGAACGAGGTTTATAAAATGAAAGAAACTGGAACTGGAGCTTTAAAAGCTATTGAAAAAGAAGACACGTTTAATCCACCAGCAGATAAAGAAGGTGGATACGAAAGATTACACAGGGCTATAGAGTGTTTATATGAAGGAGCTATGGTTCTTGGTACTAGTAAATTACTTAAATGGGAAATGGCTAAAAACATGATGCGTCCTAAAAGTGATTTTACAAAGGTTAAAATGAATTACTCTATAGTCGCACCTCGGATGTATAAAGGTAAGATAGATTCGTTAGTAAAACGTATTACAGGTTTTGCTGATATGATACAACTTACTCATTTAAAGTTACAACAAGTAATGTCACGTATGGTTCCAGATGGAGTTTACTTAGACGCTGATGGCTTAGCTGAGGTTGATTTAGGTAACGGAACTAATTATAATCCGCAAGAAGCCCTAAACATGTTCTTCCAAACTGGTAGTGTTATAGGTAGGTCTTTTACTTCAGATGGCGATATGAATCCAGGTAAAGTACCTATTCAAGAAATTACATCTGGTAGTGGAGGTAATAAAATGCAAGCGCTTATAGGTAATTATAATTATTACTTACAGATGATTAGAGATGTAACTGGATTAAACGAAGCTAGAGATGGTTCTACTCCAGACGCTAAGGCTTTAGTTGGTGTACAAAAATTAGCAGCAGCAAACTCTAACACGGCAACTAGACATATATTAAATGCTGGTTTATTTTTAACAGCAGAAACAGCAGAGTGTTTATCACTTAGAATATCTGATATTATAGAATATTCTCCAACAAAAGACGCTTTTATACAAGCTATAGGCGTTCACAATGTAGCAACTCTAGAAGAGATGTCTGAACTACATTTATATGATTTTGGTATATTTTTAGAGCTAGCTCCAGACGAAGAAGAAAAAGCCATGCTTGAAAACAATATACAGATGTCTCTGCAACAACAAAGTATTAATCTTGAAGATGCTATAGACGTTAGACAAATAAACAATGTTAAATTAGCTAATCAAGTTTTAAAAATACGTAGAAAGAAAAAAGCAGAACAAGACCAAATAGCTGCTCAACAAAACATGCAGATGCAAGCGCAGACTAATATGCAGACGCAGCAAGCAGCGGCACAGTTAGAAGTTCAAAAACAACAAGCTTTATCTCAATCAGACGCTCAACTAGAACAATTAAAAGCGCAGCTTGAATTACAGAAAATGCAACAAGAAGTACAAGCTAAACAACAGTTAATGGCTTTAGAGTTTGAGTACAATATTATGTTAAAAAACATGGAGGTGCAAAGCACTAAAGGAAAAGAAAAAGAAAAAGAAGATCGTAAAGATGAAAGAACTAGAATACAAGCTAGTCAGCAGTCCGAATTAATAGAACAAAGAAAAGGTAACCAACCGGCTAAAAAGTTTGAATCATCAGGTAATGATATACTAGGTGGTAGAGATGTTACTGATATGTCTATGTTCGGACCACAGTAGAAATTATTAATTATTATTATATTATATTATGGCAAAAAAGAAAAAAGAAGAAGTAACTGAAGAAGTTACTCAAGAAAAAGTAGACAATGTTATTAAAGTAAACTTAAATAAAGTTGAAGATAACAATATTACTAAAGTAGATTTAAGTAAAAAACCAGAAAATGAAACCAAAGAAGAAGTTGTTGAAAACAACGTTGACGACGGAGGAGTGGTTGAACTCGTTGAAGATGCCAACGCCTCAGAAAAACAAGAAGAAATACAACCGGAAACAGAAGCACAAGAAGCTCCAACTTTAGAAGAGGTTACAGAAGAAGAAGTTGAAGAATTAACTGAGCAAGTTGAAGAGGCGGTAGCAGAAGCAGAAGCAACTGGAAAAGAACTTCCTGAAAACATTCAAAAACTAATGCAGTTTATGGAAGAAACAGGAGGTGATTTACAAGATTACGTTAGGCTAAATCAAGATTATTCTGAATTAGATAATCATACTTTACTTAAAGAATATTACAAACAAACAAAGCCTCATCTAAATAATGAAGAAATAGACTTTATGATGGAAGACTATTTTTCTTACGATGAAGATATAGACGAGGATAGAGATATTAAAAGAAAAAAACTAGCCATGAAGGAGCAAGTTGCTCAGGCAAGGCAACACCTGGACGGTGCGAAGTCCAAATATTATGAAGATATCAAATATGGTTCTAAGCTCACAAGTGAGCAACAGAAAGCAGTTGATTTTTTCAACAGATACAACAAGGAATCAAAAGAGCAGCAAGAAGTAGCAGAAAAACAACACCGTACGTTTTTAAATAAAACTAACCAAGTATTCAATAAAAATTTCAAAGGTTTTGAATATAATGTTGGGGACAAAAAGTTTAGATTTAACGTTAAAGACTCAGACACGGTTAAAGGTAGCCAAAGTGACATTAATAATTTTGTCAAGAAGTTCTTGAATAAAAACAACGAAATGGAAGACGCTAAGGGTTATCACAAATCAATGTTTACCGCTATGAACGCTGATAAAATTGCTAGTCACTTTTACGAACAAGGTAAAGCTGATGCTTTAAAAAATAGCGTAGCTAAAGCTAAAAATATTAGTATGGACCCTCGCCAACAATATGGTAATGAGGTTAACACTAGTGGTGTTAAAGTAAGAGTGCTTGGCGATAATTCTAATGATTTCAAATTTAAAATTAACAAAAAATAACAATTTAAAAATTAAAAATTATGGCAATTACTGCAGGAACTAATTTGAATAGCGTTCCTTCTTCACAGAAGCAAACGTTATCTACAAATTATTTAGACCTTTCATCAGCTGACAATGCTGGTTGGGGTCAACAATATGTGCCTGACTTGATGGAAAGAGAAGCTGAGGTTTTTGGACCTCGTACAATTTCTGGTTTCCTTGCTCAAGTTAGTGCAGAAGAGGCTATGACCGCTGATCAAGTGGTTTGGTCTGAACAATCAAGATTACACATTTCAGTGAAAGGTACGGTTATCGTATCTGGTTCTACAAATGGTACGTTTACAGTAACATCTGATATTGACGGAAACGTTGGTACAGGTTCTGGAGACTTTATCGTTGCAAGTCACGGTGTTAGAACTAATGATATTGTACTTATTGCAAGTGCTGGTATCGTTACTCAATGTTTAGTTACAGACGCTGATACAGCTGTTATACAAGTTGAACCTTATGACAAAGCTGATTTAACTGGACATGCTACAGGAACTGGTGCTTCAACTTTATTAGTTGTTGGATCTGAATATGCAAAAGGAACTTCTTACTCAGCACAAAGCAATGATGGTCTTATGACGGCCGCTGATTCAAGAACTCCAGCTAACGAAGCAACGTTTAAGACTTTTACTAACAAGCCAATTATCATGAAAGATTACTACGAAGTTTCAGGTTCTGATGCTTCTAGAATTGGTTGGATTGAAGTTTCTTCTGAAATGGGTGAATCAGGTTACTTATGGTACTTAAAAGCTGAAGCTGATACAAGAGCTAGATTTAGCGATTACGTTGAAATGGCAATGCTTGAAAGCGTTAGAGGATCTAACTCAACAGTTGTTGATACTACTTTAGGAGCTTCTGCTGATTCAGGTGTTGGTACACAAGGTTTATTTTCTGCTATCACTGATAGAGGTAATGTTACTTCTGGTGTTACTGGTGTTAACGCCGCTACTGATTTAGCTGAGTTTGACGCTATATTAGCGGAGTTTGATAAGCAAGGTGCTATTGAAGAAAACATGATGTTTGTAAACAGAGCTACTTCGTTAGCAATGGATGACATGTTAGCTTCAATGAATTCTTACGGAGCTGGTGGTACATCTTACGGTGTATTTAACAATTCTGAAGATATGGCTTTAAATTTAGGTTTCTCTGGATTCAGAAGAGGTTCTTATGACTTCTACAAGTCTGACTTTAGATACTTAAATGATTTAGCAACTAGAGGTGGTATTAACGCTGCTGCAACATCTGCTGCTATTAGAGGTGTTATTGTACCAGCTGGAACTTCTTCAGTTTATGATCAAACTGTTGGACAAAGTATGAGACGTCCTTTCTTACACGTTAGATACAGAGCTTCACAAACTGACGATAGAAGAATGAAGACATGGGTTACTGGTTCTGTTGGAGCTGCTACATCTGCTTTAGACGCAATGCAACTACATTTCTTAACTGAAAGATGTTTAATTACTCAAGGTGCTAATAACTTTATGTTAATGAAGTAAGCACTTATTATAAAAAGACCGGGGCTTCGGCCTCGGCCTTTTATTTTTATTAATTTTATTATATATTATATTATGGCAAAAAAAGAAAAAACAGAAAAGGTAGAGGTACCTGTTGTTGAAACACCAGTTGTTGAATT